CGCCATGTCACTAGCCGATCCAGCCAGGCCGATAGTACACCACCAAAGACGCTGAAGAGTTCGCGTTTCCGTCGTCTGCGAACGAGATCTCGTTGCTTCCAGGCGACAAGACGAGCCAGTCCGTCAGCGTGTCTAGCATCGACCGCGTCGCCTCCGTCGAGCCGTTGAACGCGACCTCGAGCGCGTAGGTGTCGATCTCGAGGACATCGACAGGTATCGATGCAGAGCCGCTCGCTCCCGTCGCCGCGACGGTCGCGCCTGGCTTCTCGTACGTAAACGTGCTCGCAGTCGGCGTGTCGGCGATGACGAACGTGCCGTCGAATGTCGCGTCAGAGATCGCGACTGTGACCGTGTCGTTCGGCAAAAACCCGTGAGCGGCCGACGTCGTGAGCGTCACCAACCCGGCGGCAGTGCGCGCCTTGTTAGTCACGGTGCGACTCGTCGCGGCGCGCAGCGACCCGATGATGGTCAGCTCTTGGTCGCTTCCGGAGTTGTAGATCGACGCCGGCCCGGTCAACGGCCCGGTGACCTCGAGTATGACATGCACGTCCGTGTTCCCGTCGACGTCTACGGTCTCGGTGCCGTCTTCGCCGGTCGCGGCGTTCGCGCAAGAGATGTCTAGAGTGTAGTACCCGTCGGCGCGCTCCCAGTTCCAGCCGTACTTGATCGGGTCTGGTGCGCGCAGGCCGACGCTGAACTCGGTCCGCCCCCGCGGGTTGACCGTCTCGATGTCTGGCCGGCCGCTCAGGCGCACCTTCGCGGCCTTCGTCGGCACCTCGTTGACGTACAGCCACGCGTTGCGATAGACGAGGCTCGTCGCTTCGATGAGCGCGTCTCGAGCCGCCGGGACATACGACGGGTCAGGCGGTATGAACACGCCCTCTAGCTTGAGGTCTCGAGCGGCCCAGCGCCCGCGGACGTCGTACGAGCCGTCTCCCCAGCCGCGGTCGATGTCTTTCATCTCCGGCTCCGGGTGCCCCCACCACCCGCCGATGTCGGTGATGACCCACACGACGCCGTTCTCGTCGATCGTGTTGAAGACCATGCCGCCGAGCTGCACGTCAGCCTTGAGCTTCATCCCCGTGAAGACCGGAGGCGGCAGAGGCGTGAGCGCCTTGTTCGCGACCGTCGTCTCGTAGCCTTGCGAGAAGTCGTCCGTGTAGAGGTTGACCTGCGACGCTTGCTCGAGCAGCACGCCGTCGACTAGGAACTTTTTCGCTGCGGTCCCGGCCGCCGGCTGGATGATCGAGACGCGCGCCGCCGCGGTGCTCGCCGGCGCGGTCGCGACCTTGCCGATCCGAGACCAGTACAAGCCCGGCTCGAGCTCGACGGGCTCGCTCAACGACGAAGAGACGAGGCTTCCGCCCGTCAGCGCGGTGTACCAGTCGACCTTGACCCTGATGGTCGAGGCTTCTTCGGAGGCGGCGACCTTGACGTACGCCGACACGGCGTACGAGAGGCCTGCCACCGCCGCGACTCGCGACGAGAGGGCCGCGCCCGAGTTCGCAGCGGCCGCCTTTGTGACCTCGAGAGACGCAGAGCCGATGGCGTAGTCCGCCGTGACCCGCGCGACCGTCGCGCCGCCTGTCCCGGCCCACCCAGTCGCGCTCGCCTTGAACGACGGGTTAGGGACCAGGTTCGTGCGCGGCGTGTTTTCTGGAGATGTCATACGGCTCCTGCTCGAAGCTGGAACGCAAGTTGACGAGAGATCATGGCCGCGAGCTCGCGCTCGTCCATGCCGGGCGACGGATAGACGTTGAACACCTGCCCGCCTCTGCCGCCCGCGAGCTGGTCGATGATCGCGCGGTCGCGCCTCGAGAGGCCTTGCGCGTCGAGCGGCTCGATGCGCTCTGGGCGGCCGGCCTCTGCGACTCGGACAAGCGTGCCTCCCTCTGACGGAAACACGGTGCCTCCAAGTGCGAGCTCCGGAAGCTTAGGCGCGCCGACCGTCTGTCCGCCGATGATAGGCACCCAGCGCGGCACAGACCAGGTAAGCTTGCCTACGGTGTTGTTCCATTGGCGAGCGATGAGGTTGAATCCAAGCCTGAATGGAGCAAATATGATGTTGACTATTCCGCTGAAGATGTTCTTCAGCCCGTTGACGAGGTTTCTAAACGCGCTCTCAAACAGCTCTTTGGCGCGGTCTGTGTCGCCGCGTAGCGCCGCAAAGAAGCCCTTGATGACGTCCCAGACGGCCTTGAAGATGGTGGTGATTCCGCCGACGACCCTGATGAAGCCGACGATTGCGGTTCCGACTGAGCCGATCGCGTTGGTGAGGACGAACTTGAGCAGCGGCACGAGCGTGACCGCGAGCACGTCTCCGATGACCCTGAAGATGTCTCCAAGGCTTTCGATCGACGGAAAGAACTTGTTGATCTCGTCCACGATCTTCTGAACCGCTTCGCCGAGCGCGTCTCTGACCGCCGTGACGAGTCCCATGACGGCGTCTCGGAACTTTTCGCTGTTTTGCCACGCAAGAACGAAGATCGCGACGAGCGCCGCGATCGCTGCGATGACGATGAGGATAGGTCCGGCACCCGACGCGCCGAGCGTGTAGAGCGCGTTGCGCATTCCGGTCAAGCCACCGCCTGTCATCGTGTACGCCACGCCGGCATTGCGAAATGCTCCGGTCAATTTGTTCATTTGTCCTGACACGCCTGGGATGATCATGAGCAGGTCGCCAAACTTTTGCGCATAGCCCATGAGGATTGTCAGCGTCGTCATTCCCAGGTTTTTCATCAAAGTAAGCGCCTTGACAAACCCGAGAAACGCCGTCACCGACATCGTGACCTTCATGACCATGTCGTTGCTGAAGATCGCGGTCATGATGTCAAGGCCAAAGTTGAGCACGGAGAAGAAGTTCTGGATCGAATCAGACTCGGCGAACAGCGCCATGAACTCGACGAACTTGTCTACGAACTCTCCGAGTGCCGGTGCGCCTTCTAGCAGCCGACCCAAGGCCTCCGTGATCGTCGTGACCGCGCTGTTGAGCTTGTCGGCGAACGCGCCGACGCCTTCGTCGTCGGCGAGCCTCAAGAACGCCATCACGAGCCCGTTGAAAAGCCGGCCGATCGCCTCGACGTTCGGGACGACGCGCTTGAAGTACTCCTCGAGCGTGCCGTCCGCCTCGATCCGCCCGGTGAACTCGGCGAACTTCGCCGTCGCGTTCTCGAAAGACGTCAAGAGCATCTCGCCGGCGCTGCCGGGGCCCGTGGCCGCGCGGCCGATGTTCATCAAGGCGGTCCCGATGTTGTTGAAGATGTCTCCAAGTTGCCCGGCTACCTCGCCGGCATAGTTGAATGTCTCGGTCAGCTCGCCGGTCTTCTCTTTGAGCGTCATCGACTCTGCCCAGCCGCCGGTAAGTGTCACGAGCCAGTCGGCGAACTTCCTCGTGAGAGGCCCGGCTGCGTCGAGCAGCTTGAGGACGGCGACAGCGAGGTTTCCGGTGACAATTCCCATCTGATCGATGAAGTAGATGCTCGTCTCGCCGACATCCCCGAAGCTCTTGATGACGTCTGGGGCCGCCATGATCTCGGCGAACTTCTTGGCCGCGTTGCCGACGGCCTCGCCGACACGCGGGAGCAGCGTCTCGAGCGTCGGAAAGTACGAGTCGACAAGGAGTGACAGCGCCTCGCCGATCCGCGGCAGCAACTCGCGCTGCACTTCTTCTCTGACCGCCTTGAACTGCTTTTTGATCTTGATCAGCAGGTCGACGAACGCTTGGGCCTCTGGGATGAGCTTGCCGAACGCGTCGTCTGCCGCTCCTCCTCCTCTTCCGCCCTTGTTCGCGTCTTCGCGTGCGCGAGCGAGCTCGCGCTCGGCGTCTACCTGAGCCCGCAGGCCGTCTCTCTCGGTTCGCGCCAGGTCTTGCCGCGCGTCGTCGAGCCTGCGCGTCGCATCGAGGACTTCTTTCGAGCCTTCGACTCTTTTCTTGCTCGCCTCGTCTTGCTCCTTGGCGAGGTCCGCGTTGCGGTCTTTCGCGCGCCTCAGGTTGAGTTCGGTCTCGGCGAACGCAAGCTCGGCTTCCCGGCGGGCACGGCTGTTTGGCGGCAGGTCCTGGACACGTTGCAGTCGCTCGCGCGCTTTCTCGAGCTCGAGCGAGGCTCTCGTCTCGCTGAGCGCCGCGTCTTCGGCGTCAAAGTCGAGCTGCTGCAGGCTTTCCGCCGCTTCTTTCCTCGCCTCTGTGAGCGCTTCTTCTGCGTCGGCGAGGTCACGCTTCGCTCGGACAAGAGACTCGCGGTTTGACTCGATGACGCGAGCGAGCGAGCGCTCTGCGTCTTCGATCCTGCGCAGCGCTGCCTCGTTGTCTTTGCCGGCGCCTTTTGCCTCTTTTGAGCGCGCCTTGAGGGCCTCTCCGATCCCAGAAAAGCCCATCTTGACGGCGACCATCGCGAAGGCCAATGCGGCCATAGCTCCGCCTAGCGCCATCAACGAAGGTATCGCAGCGGACACCTGCGAGACGAGGATGACTAGCCCAGACGCGAGTGCGCCGACTCCTCCGACCAGCGCGGCGATACCGGGGCCTAAGAAGTAGCCGACCGTGACGAGCCTCCTGAACGCGTCCGCCGCGGCGCGCCCGTTCGCTCGTATGTCTGCGAACGCTCCGGCGAGGCCCTTTGCGTTCCTTGTCAACCCGCCGCTGAACCCGCGGTTGAACGTCTGGGCGGCCTGCTGCCCGGCCTGCTGCAGGTTCGCACGGCGAAGAGCGTTCTGTACGTCGCGCTGGAAGCCCGTGGTGACGGCGCGTACGATGACGTATGCGTCACCGACTACCGGCATGTCGACCTCCTCGTGCTCTTAGTTCAGCGGGGCGTCAAGTGTCGTTCCGAACGGTCGCGCTGAGTTTTCGTCAATCTTAGTCGGTGGCACGTACGGCTTCACCGAGCCCTGCCGCTCTGCGTCGAACGGGCGGATGTCGCTGGCGTCTTCGTGGCCGAGCGGCGGGTCGATCGACGCCGGGACCGAGCCGATCCCGGTCGAGAACCTGTACGTGTACTCTTTCTCGTACATCTGGCGGTACAACAGCGACCTCGACTTCGAGATCGCCTCGGCCTGCTCGGCGCTCGCGAACCGCATGTCGTCCTCAAACATGTAGTGCAGCACGTCGAGCATGTCGCTCGCGTCGAGCTCGGCGAGGTTGACTCCGCTCATGATCGCCTTCCCGTTGACGTACGGCCAGAGTTCTACGCCCCAGTGGGCGAGGCCTCTGGCCGCTGCGTAGGGCGGTTGGTGTACTCCGCGACGAGCCAGGCCGCGACCTCCGCGAGCGTGTCGACAGAGATGATCTTGTCCGGGTCCGCGCAAAGCTCCTCGAACTTCTTGTAGTCTGCGGGCAGGAGGACCGTCTCGAAGAACTTGTTCACCGCGTCGGCGCTCTTGACCGGGTCGTCTGCGTTCGCGACGAGCGCGAGCAGCAGCTTCCCCTGCACGGCCTTGCGGCAGTTGAACGTCTCGCCGTGAAGCTTGAACGTGACTGGTTCGGCGCCGGACAGGTCCGGGCCGCTACCAAAGTCTTTGAACCTTGACATTGCCGTCTCCTTGTGTAGGTGTGTCGCTGAGGCTGGACATCGCCTCGTGCCGGTCGGCACTGCGTCCAGTCCATACTGTAACAAACGGAGCGGCGCCTGACCGGCGCTTCAGCGCTATGTGACGAAGATCGGAAGGTTGTCGCTCAAGAACTTGTTCGGGCGCGTCCCGGGGTGCCTGACGCTGTTAGCGAAGACGACGGTACCTCCCCGCGTGAACCGCAAGACGCGGCGCCTGTACTGGTTTTTTCGCTTTCCTCTGATGATGTGCGGAAGCGTGCCCTCGTGGTGCCAGTAGGCGTAGTTGATCTTCGAGCCGATCTTCCAGGTCTGCCCGCCCTTGCGGCTTCTTTTCTCGATGATGTTGATCGACGACTGGAGGTCTCTCGTCCGCACGCCGACCTGCCGCTTCGCCGCGATGATGAAATACATCGACTTGTCCCACAGGTACTCGCCGACCTTCCCGGTCGGCTCGTTGAGGAAGATGTGCAGCTGCGGCTGACGCCAGACGATGCGCCCGTGGCTGACGCGCGCCGTGACCATCAGGGTATCGCCATCGTCACTTGCATCGAGACGAGGCGGAACCCGCCCTCTGGGTCGCCCGTCTCGACGGTCGCGATGACGCCTGGCCCGAAGATGCCCTCGCCTTCCCACATGTCGAGAGAGTTGAGCGACTGCAGCAAGATCCACGCGTCGACGGCGGAGATCTCTGACCCCTCTGAGATTTTTTCGGGTGACGGCGGCTTCACTCCCTGTGTCATCACGACGGGTAGCGCGCGAGCGACTGACACGATCAGAGACGCGCTGCGCACGGTGTTGCACCGGTTCGGCGAGTTGTCTTGCGCTCCAGGCGGGCCGAGGTACGCCTGCACGAAGTGCACGACGAGCTGCTCGCAGTCGATCGCCGGGATGCCCATCGTCCAGTAGCGGCGCTCCGGGATCGGCACGTTGTACGAGGTGTAGATGCCCTCGACACGGTCCAAGACGCCCTCGAGCAGGTTCTTGAGGTGGAGCGCGTCGGCGCTGACGTTAGAGATGTCGACGATGTGCATGCTGCTACGCTATTCCGGCGAGTCTTCTTGCCCGGCGTCCTGCTCTTCTCGGTCTCGATCTCGATCGCGCTTGCGCACCGGGCGCGCCGCCGCCGTCGAGCGGGCTGGCTGCCCGTTGGGGAGGTAGTCGTGCTTGTTCTTCCTCGTCTTGAGCTGCATGGCTACGCGGGCGTCCCCGGCTCAAGCGTGATCGCGTTGACGAGCGAGGTGGCGAGCTGCACCTTGAGGTTCCCGGAGCAGATGTACACCGTCTCTGTCTCGCCGGAGAACAGCGGGTGCGGCCGCGTCGCGTAGATGTCGTACGTGCCTGGGTCGACCTTGCCGAGGACCGGGAGAGCGTTCGCGTAGCTGACGGTGACCTTGATCTTCGTGTCGCTCTCCAAGAACTGGATCGCCGCGAGGTCGAGGTCGACCGAGCGCGACTCGGCGTAGTTCCTCACGGTCACGGACGGCAGCCAGCCCGGCTCGTTGACCAAGAACTCTGCGTTGATCGTGTCGAGCGCGACCGTCATCGACCCCGTCGTGTGCTGGACGATCGCGATGTCGAGCGCGCTCTTGCCGAGCTTCGGCGCCTTCGGCGTGTACGCGCGGGCGCGCGGCAAGTCCGGCGTGAACACGCGCGCCTTCGCGCGGGCGCCGTCTGGGTTGACCGACTTGAGGAACAGGTCGACGGTGTAGACGCCTGTCCGCAGCTCTTGGATGAACTCTTGGCTGTCGAGGACCGTGTACGAGACTCCCTGGCGCGACACAGACGTGACACGCGCTGGGAGCTCGCAGTCGTCTCCGGACCACAGCTTGACGAACTGGATCGCCATGTACCGAGCGGCCTCGCGACCGAGCGCCGGCGCCTGTGCGCCGTACGTGTACGTGACCTCGACGTCGCACGGTGCCCACGCGAAGCCCGGCGCGGGCTGGACCGTCGAGTGGTCGACGAGGTAGTACTTGTCCGACGTGATCAGCTCGCCGGCGCGGTTGCGGACCTCGTGGATCTCGATGACGGGCCGCCCGCGCAGGCGAAGTCGCGACTGAGGCGTGAGGCCGTCGCTCGTGACGTCTGCGTAGTTGTCGAAGTCTTGGTACGGGACGTTGTAGACGTCGCCGTCGACGAGCTCGGCGGTGAAGTTGTGAGACGAGGCGCCGTAGCGATAGCTCCGCGACGCGCAGACGTAGCGCTCTGTGACCGTGTTGACGCCGGAGTATCTGCGGCCAGACATCGACCAAAGAAGCTGCGACGCCGACTTGCACGCCTGGTACGAGAACTGGCTGTTCGCGTACTCGCCAAGCTCGCTCGGCGTGATCCAGAGGTTTGACATCTACTTCTCCGTCTTGCAAACGGTGAACGGGTGGTGCGCTAGCGATTCTACGCTGTTGCGCGCCGCCCGCCTGCGAGCGGTCAGGACGTCGGGTCCTCCGTGGAGGCGATGATGAAGTCGATCGCGTTGTCCTCGTTGTAGTCCACGTTGCCGGGGACGTTGTACGCGGTCGTCGAGCCCTGCGACGTGAAGTCGGTGACCAAGCGGCCGTTGGCGTAGACCTCGGCGGTGCCGGAGTCCGCGGCCGAGGCGATCGTCCCCGACGCCGGCGTCGTGTAGGTGAACGTGCTGGTCGTCGGCGTGCCCGTGATCGTGAACGTCCCGTTGAGCGCCGTCGCGGTCAGGCCTTCGACGACTACCGTGTCGCCGACCTCGAACTCGTGCGTCCCGCTGACCGTGAGCGTCGCGGTCGTGCCCGTGCGCGCGACGTTCGTGACCGCCTCGACGAGGTCGCCGTGCCACGAGTAGAAGCCCTTGCGGCCGGTCGGTGCCCACGAGGAGCGAGCGTACGAGTACGCGCGCTCTGTCGCGACGGCGAACTCCCAGCGGTCATCGAGGCCGTTGCCGAAGCCGACGTTGCCGAGGCCGTAGCCCTCGAACGTCGTCGCGAGCATGCCGTTCTCGATCACGCGGTCGCCGGACTGGCGAAGCTTGCAGTACGGGAACACCCAGTGGAAGTACGGGCGTGTCGCGGCGCGCCGGCCGTCGCTCACGGCGAACGACCAGCACTCGATCGCGACGCCGAAGCCGGACGGGTCGTCGCCGACCGCCGGAGCCGACCAGCCGATGCTCTGGCGGTCTGGCGCGGCGAACGTGCCGAGGTTCTTGCGGAGGAGCAAGCCGCCCGAGATGAGCTGCGTCAGCTCCGGGTCTGGCTCGCAGATCGCGAGCTCCATCGTGATGCGCTTGAAGGTGTTCGGCGCCTTGTACGACACGCAGATCGTGCCGTCGGCCGACTTCTCGGTGATTTCGTCGCCTTCTTCGTACTCAGGCGTGAACGACATGCGCATGAACGCCGATGTCGTGTAGCTGTCGCCGTCGTTGTTGAGCAGGTTGCCCGACGCGTCTAGCCGCGTGACGCGGATCGAGACGCCTTGGATGCTTGCCGCGTAGTCTTGTGTTGCCATTGTGAGGATGCTCCTTGGTGGCTAGTTCGTTGCTATTTTACGCTGCCAGGTTGACCCTGACCGCTAGGTGCACGCTCGTGCTGAAGTACACCGCCGCGGGCCTGATCGCCTTGATCTTCATGTCGTTCTGGTTTCCGCTGACGTTGTACGCCTGCGAGAAGTTGTCGTTGACGACGTCTACCTCGCCTACGTACGTCTTCACCGAGCCAGTCGCGTATATCCACTTGTTCGTGTCCGTGGCCGCGGCGTTCGCGTCGCCGTCTGGGCCGACTCCGGTGTACCCTGAGCCGACCACGACCGGAGTGCCCGAGATCGTCTGGATGTAGTCGTCGCCTCGAAAGATCACGAAGTCACTCGAGAGCAGCGACGCGACGTCGCGCGTGATGTGGATCACTCCACGCTCTCCGACCGGCGAGGTGTCTGCGATCTTGTGGTCAAGAAGCGCGAGCGCTCTCACCGCGGACAGAGCCGCACCGGCGTTGAGGACGGTCGCGGACGAGCTGGACAGCGCTCGGTTGTCGTGGGTCTCGCCCTTGCGGACGGGGCCGACCCAGAGCTCGCGCTCGACCGCTTTTTCTGTCACCGCCTCGACCTGGCGCTTCAGTCGAGCGAACCGGTCGACGGCGAGGAAGCCGAGCGTCGACAGCGTGTCTTCGACCTCGATGAAGAACGGCTTGATCTCCGCGTACCGAGTCGGAGTCGCGTTCGTCGTGAGAGTGCTGCTCGTGGTGTCGGTGTCGTCGAACAACTTCGCCGAGTACAGCGTCGAGTCCCACTCCTGCGAGAACCCGCGGATCCACCTGTCTTCGTCTACTGAACTTTCCGGCTTTGCGACACAGAAGATGCCGTACTTCGGAAGCGATATCTCTGGCGCTTCTACGACTCCGTTTGCTGGAAAAGCCATCTGGTTCCTCTATGTGCGTGCGGTTGCTTTTGCCAGGGCGCGACCTCCCCGCGGCGGGGGCCGGTCAGATTTCTCCGGCCCCCGCTTGAGGTGTCGCGCCGTCAAGTTTGGTTAGAACTCGATGGCTGCGGCCGCGGCACCGCCGGTCGTGTCACGGAGGGCTGCCGCCACGCCGTTGACCGAGATCGTCGATGTGACCGCCAGGGACTCGATGCCGACGAACGCGACGCCTTCGAAGGTCTCAACGAACATCTTGTAGTCGTTGGTCCCGACGAGTGTCGAGTCGCGGATGATGCCCAGGTCCAGGGTACCGCCGTCGAGGAACAGGAAGCTGCCCTCGGGGAAGAGGTACCACGTGAACGAGTCGGTGAACTCGATGAGCGCACCGGCTGACTGGCTGGCGTACACGTTCTGGTCCGGCGTGAACGTCACGTTCACTCCGCGGGCCGAGAGGTAGCCCTCGACTTCGCGGGTCGCGGCGTTGATCGTGCCGTCGCCAGGCATGTTGAGCGTGAGGTCAGCGACCATCGCGTCCTTCACCCAGTGCGGCGCGATCATGCGCAGCGGCGCGTCCGGCGCCATGCGGTGCCGTGAGCGGAACGCCGTGCAAGCGCGGCCGACGTTGACGAGCATGTCGCGAGCGAAGCCCATGAGCGAGCTTGTCGTGACGGCCGTCGACGCGGCGCTGATCTTGCTGAGCAGGTACTGCTCCGCCTCGCGTGCGTGCTGGATCAGGCCGAGCTCGTTGTGACGAGCGATCAGCTCCGGGTACGCGCGCGTCATCAGGTTGCCGAACTGCAGCTGCAGCGTGACCGCGTCGGTCGCGACTGTGTTCTCCGCTGCGGCCGAAACCGTCAGGCTGGTCTTCGTGTCGGTGCCGGGGCTGGTGTCGATGGCGTTCGTCCACACACCGACCGCGTTGGCGTAGCTCGACAGCGTCGGCGGCGTGATGAATCGGATGCCGCCGCGGTCTGCCGAGAACTTCGGCAGCGCGTCGCGCACGGGGCGCTCTGTCGTGCCGAGACCGAAGATCTCGTAGCGGACCTCGAAGGGAGCCGAGTGCCCGCCTGAGGCGACGAGGGCCTCAGGGCCTGCTACGGCCTGGACCTTCGCCCAGTTGGCTTCGGCGTCCTGCGTGAGGATGCGCTCTTCCGGGTAGGTGGTGCTGAACGACGCAACGATGTGCTGCTCGCCGTCACCGCCGTTGACGCGGCGAAGGCCGTGCAAGCGCTTGGCCATCGCTTCGGCAACTTCTGCCATGTCCTTGATCGGGCTGCCCGCGGTGTAGCCGGGGATGTCCGCGCCGGCTGTGATTGCGACCGGTGCGGGCTCCGACTTGATCTTGGGAGCGTGATCAGCCGGGGCCTGGAAGGTTGTGACCTCCGCGACCTCGGTCTTCTCTTCGTTAGCTGCTGCGCTCACGACTGTTTTCTCCTGCGCCTGTGGCGCTGTTGTTGTTGTTGCTGTTGCTGGTTCTGTCACTGCAGCCTCGGCTCCGGCCTGGGCCTCGATGACCGCCTCCGCGGCAGGAGCTGCCGCGGCCTCGGCCACCGGCTTCGCCGGTGCTTCCGCTGTCTTGGCCGAAAGTTCGGCCGCTGCTTCAGTCGCTGTCGACGCTTCTGCCATCGGCATCGGAGCTTCCTCTTCCTTGTCCTCCTCGGCCGGCTCTTCGCCTGCCTCGGGGGCTTCGGCCTCGGGAGCCTCTTCGCCTTCTGGCATCTTTTCATGCGCGGCGGCGTTCTTGACTCGTGCGGCGGCTTCGGCTGCGCGCGCGGCAAGCTCTTGAGCCTGTGCCTCGCGACGCTTGGCCTCTGCGCGAACCGTGTCGAGCATGTCGGCGAGCTGCGTCATGTTGTCGACGGACTGAGGAGTCGGCTCTTCGCCCTCGACCTTCTCAAAAGTCGACAAGATCTCGTTCTGCAGGTCGGCAAGTTGCTCGTCCGACAGCTCGGTGATCGTGTCGATCTGTGTCTTGATTTGGTCCACTGTCCCTCCTCGGGTCAGTCAAGTTGCGTAGCCGCGGGTGCTGACTACTGGGGATAGGTCAGGAAGAGGGACATGCGCAACAGCGCGCGGCGCTCACCTAGCGTCGACTATAGCACACCGTCAGGTGAGCAATCGCAGCATTTTCGACATCTCGGCCGACACCTCGCCTTGAGACATCACGTCGGTCCCCGTCCGGTACGTCGCGAGTTTTTGAGTCGCGATCTCTGCGTCATCGTCGCCGATCTTCTCGGCCACCCGCTCCATCATGTCCTCCATGAGGTCTCGAAGCACGGGCGGAAGGTCGCTGAACCGCACCTTCTGGGTGTCTAGGCCGAACGGCAGCGGCAGGTTGGCCATGACCTCGCCAAGAGCTCTCGCGGCCTCGCGCACGTTTTCAACGGAATCCGCGTTGAGAGCTCCCGTGTCGAGGCGTTGGAAGATCTTCTTGAGCTCCTGCGCGGCGGCGTACGCCTGGGCGTAGTTTCCGGCGTCGTCGAGGTTTTCGGCCTCCTCGATCTTTTTCACCGCGCTGTCGAGGCCGGTCTTTCCGAGGTCTTCCTTGATCCTCGCGAGCACCTGCCGGAACTTTCCCTTCGCGTCGCGGGGCTGCGTCTTGCCAGAGATGTAGATCCCCTTGCGGCGAGCAAGCTCTTGCAAGTGCTTCTGGGCCACGAAGTTTCAGCCCTCTTTCGCGCTCTTCGGGTTCGGCGCCCGCTTCCAGTCCGCCGGGAGGAGGCTGCTCTTGCCGAGCGCTCGTGCGCGCTTGGTGATGTGCCGGCGGACCTCTGCGCGGTCGGCCTCGCTCGCCCGAGCCGAGGCCGCGATCGCGACCTCCAGGTCAGCGGCGTTGCGGATCGGGTACGAGCCGTCGGGGAGCGCCTTGCCGGTCTTGGCGAGCTGCTTGCGGGCGCGCGGCGAGATGCCTGCGAGCTCGGCGGCCGGCCTCGCCGACGCGATCCGCGCGCGAAGCTCGTCGGTCGAGATGTCGTCTTCCTCGACGAACACAGACGCCGTCTTCCACTTGTCTGGGATCAGGTCTGCCTTCTTGAGCGCGCGAGCGCGCTTCATGATGTGGCGGCGGATCGCGGCGCGCTTCGACGGCTTGCCGCGGCCGTAGGCCTGGATCGCGTTCTTGAGCTCCTCGACGTTGCGGATCGGGTACGAGCCGTCCGGCAGGGCCAGGCCCTCGCCGGCGAGCTTCTTGCGTTTTTCCATCGAGATGTAGCCCGCCTCGTCGTACCCTACGGCCGACGCGACGCGTGCGCCGAGCTCCTCGACCTGCGCGGCGAGGGCGGCCGCGCGCTCGGCCTTGGCCGACGCGAAGCGCGCCCTTGCGGCCTCTGCCTGCATCTCGAGCGGCGCCTTGACGAGCTTCTCTACGTCTTCGATGCGCTTGTTGAGCGCCAAGACGGGGTCATCTGCCTTGAGCTTCGCGAGCGCCGCGGCGCCTGCGGCGACGAGCGCGTAGACCTTGCCCGACGCCATCAGCGCGCGAGCGATCGGGAAGCCTGGGACGTTGACCTGGCACACCGCGACGAGCTCGAGCGCGCCGTGGATCGGGCGCCAGTCGCCTGACGGCGCCGAGGCGCGGATCGCTCGGACCTGCTCCGGTGTCGTGCCTGGGCGCAGCGCGCCTGCGACCCAGATGCCGTGCGAGTCTTCTCCGGCGTGGACGTCGGCGACCGCGGACGCGGTGTCGTCGTAGTGCTTCACGGCGTCGCGGGCGCTGGCCTCGAGCGGCGCGTGGCCTCCGGCGAGCGTGAGCTGCCCGACGGCGTAGTCCTGGCCGTCGTCGGCGCGGACGACACCGGTGTGGAAGTACGCGTACTTGCTTCGACTGCGCGGCGGCTTGGTGCCGGCGGTCATGCCGATGTGGTCGACGTTCCAGGCCGCGATGTGGCCGAACACGCGGCCGCCGTCGTCGATCGTCAGCGGCGTCGGCTTGCCGAGAGCGGGGTCTGTGAACCACCCGGCCGGCGGCGTGACCGGGATCGACGCCGCGATCGCGCCGCAGGCGACGATCGCTTCTGCCGCGAGTGCGTCCACCTCTTCTGTGTACTCTCCGTCTGGGATCACGGTACCCTCCTGAGGCGCGTACTCGGCGTCCTCTGTTGCGTAGATCTTACATTGTTCGAACGCGGGCTTCGGCACGATCGTCACGGCCATCACGCGGGCCTTCGTGATGCTGATCTTGTCTCCGCCGATCTTCTCGGACTTCTTGTCTTTGCCGGCCTCGTCGCTGGCCTTCTCAGAGTCGGCCTCGAACTGGTCGAGGTCGGCCGAGACGCCGCGCAGGAAGCCGAGCTTGACCAGGCGCTCTGCCTCGCGCCCGTACGGGCCGGAGTCGAACACGCCGGAGGCCTTGCCGATCCCGTTGCTGGTGCGCTCCATCTTGTCGATGCGCCCGACCACGACGGAGCCGTTGTGCCCGTCGCCTGTCTTGACCTGCCACAGCAGCGGCAGCGGAAGCTCTCGCATCGAGATCGCGCCGCTGTGGAACTTCCGGCCGTCGCCGGACTCGACGTCCTCGGGGATGACGAGCGGGATGACGAACCCGCAGCCGCTCGAGCCGTCTGTGTACCCGCCCGCGACGACGACGCGGGGCAGCTTGTCGAACAGCTCCGCGCGCGAGGCCGAGAGCTCGATGTACCGGTCTTCAGGGACGATCGAGTCCGTCGAGAACAGCCTCTTCTTGCCCCAGCCGTACATCTGCCGGTGCAGGCGGTCGCCCGTCCACAGCCCGGTCGCCTCCTTGTGGCGCAGCGAGCAGTAGCCCTTCGCGCGGGGGCCCATGTACTTGGCGAGCTGGCGGAAGCAGCGCCTCCAGTCTCCCGGCGTGTTCCAGCGGATCTTGAGCGCGCCGCGCCCGTACAACCAGTACCTGCGAAGTTTCTCGGCGCCGCCGCGGTTGCGGTCGAGCCCGCCTTTCGCGACGAGCGCGCTCGCCGCGACCGAGCCGTCGACCTGCTGGAGGACGTCTCGGTACGACTCGTTGTCGAGCGCGACGACCGGCGGCGGTGTCGGCGACGACAGGTCGGCGAGGATCTGCGCGTCCTGCTCCCACTTGCCGTCGACGCGCTTGAACGTCATCGGAGACGGCATCGTCGTCGACTTCGGGATGATCGCGACGAGGTCGAACACCGCCTGCGGGTCGTCAGGTGAGACGAGCGCCAGGTACATCGGCGGCACGTCGCTCGTGTCAGGCGTGAGCGCGGTCCCGGGCCTCGGCGGAGCCGCGTACCTCTCCGCGCCGGCGGACGTGATCGGGCTGTAGTAGAGCGCGCTGTCTTTCTTGCGCTTGAAGAAGTCCTTGAGCATCGGGTGCTCTTTCGCGTCAAGGATCAGCTTCTTCCCGGACCTCTCTTCGAGTCCCTCGCGGTACTCGCTCGCCTCGGGAGTCGGAGCGTTGTCTCCGACGGGCTGCCGCGCCGCGGGCACCTCGACGGGAGCGGCCTGCTGCCTGTCGCGCGTCGACTTGACCCACGCCGGGTAGTCGTACAGGATCGTCCGCAGGTCGTCAGGCGTGAGCGCCGGGAGCGCGCCGGGGATGACCGCCTTCGGGCGGTCGATCGGAGCGCGCGGCTGCCCGAGTATCCCCGTGGTGTCGAGGGGCGCCGTGTCTTGGTTGCCTCCCTCCTGGGCGACCGCCGCGTTCTTGTCGGCGTCTTCTTCTTTTTCGGTCAACTTCGCGGCGACGGTCACGCTCGTCCCGTTGTCGAGCAGCACCGTGACGTCTTGCGTCGACGGGTTGATGCCGGTGACCTTGCCCCGGCCGTTGTCCCGGTCGCCGCCGACGACGACTCGCGAACCCATCGCCGCGAAGCGCCCGCCCTTGTCGCGGACCTGGCTCCTCGCCTTCTCGGACCGCTCTTCTGGCGTGTACACGCCCGG